CTTCAAAGTTTTTATCTACCATATTTTAATATCCAAAGGTTGCATCAGATGGTGTGTATCTATCTGACATTTTTTCAATTGTAAAATCGAATATACCTCTTCTTGGTCTACTCATTACACCGTATCTTAAAGCGTCATATAAATGATCTTCAGATTTTGTGTCTACATCTTCACTATTCTTTTTATCAAGAGGAATTGAAGGAAGTTGTGAAATAAGATTTCTACAAGTATAAAATACAGTCATTCCGGGAACTTGATCATCATCATCATATGATTCCTGTATTTGTAAACGACGATGTATTTCATTCTTTCCTGATATTCTACTTCCTGCACTTCTATCACTTGGTCGCCAACGACACCCAGTTAAAATCATTTGTTCTGCTAGGCTTGGTCCTGTATCGCCTCGTTTATGCCAACAAGAACTATCTAACACGCCATAAAGAATTGTACCGTCACCTTCTTCTAGTGCCAAAACTTTATTGGCTAAATCTTTTGCCAATACTTTTGATACATACAATTCTCTATATACAACTAGCTGACCATCTGGAGCAACTGCAAACCATAAAACAGCACTGTAAGAACCGTAGCCATAATCACAGGCTCTAAATTTAGGCCAATTCTTTGGTATATCAAATGGATCAACTACATGTACCGTTCTATCAAACTCAGGAAATGCCGCACCTTCTGCTACATCCCAGTTACCGTCTAGCAATCTTTTCCTTTGATTTTCTGGTAACGATAACAACATTGTTTCATAATCACCACCAGTTGATAAATAAGGATTATCAAATAGCTTTGCAGGAATAAACTTTCTACTAAATAAAGGCTGTCCTTCTTTACTATGATCTTTAGGATATATTAATGTTTTACCATTTTCATCGGTAGCCCAAAAGGAATCACCGGGAGTTGCTGGGTCTATAAAATATTTTTTTACCCACACATGTCCTGAACCACCGGGGTTCGTAGTAGCTCTCATGTACACCGGAAGATCGGGCGCAGTAGACCTCAATCTTGATCTTAGATAATCCCACGCAAATGGTGTGGGCCATTGCGTAAGCTCATCAAAACCTATCCAGCAAAAAGATAACCCTTGGTAACGGAGTACGTCATCATCTCTATCTAGATATGACAGCCACAATCTACCGCCTGAAGGGGAGGTCCACTGCATTTTTCTTTCTGACCACTTTGCGCCAGAAATAATCTTTGGGTAAAGCTCTTGTGATTTCCAAACCAATTCCCTCAATTCCTCTGTGGTCCTACGTAAAAGTAGGCCAGAAAATTGAGGATGACTTAAATACCTAAGAGGATCAGCCAACATTGCGTAGCTCTTTCCTCCTCCTGCAGCACCGCCGTATAGTACTTCACGATCCGATGACGCTAAAAAGTTTGTTTGCGGCCCTTTATTAGGCTCAAATAATATGTTATATTTTTCTTTTAGCGATAAACCTTCATCACTTTCTTTTATCTCTGGCTTAGGCGGTGGATTGGGCTTCTCCTTTTCTTGCTTTTTCTTTCGCGCCTGTACGCTTCTCCTCAAGCTCTTCAAATTTTTTGATGGCGACTTCATATTTTTTAGCCCATGCTCTATATGTAGCTGCCTTGCTTTTCCTTTGCTTTTCCTTTTGGACACGTTTTCTGAGTCCGATATGGGAGATTTGTCGTCCTGTTCTGTCACTTAACCACCTTGCTACATCTCTATAAGAATACTCTGTTAAATAATCTTTTGCTAATTCCAGAGCTTCTAATTCTTCTACAATAGGTATAAGTACATCTTGATCTTCTTCATATACCTCATAACCAAACGGAATGGTTCTACTTATTCTTGGTATCTCTAGCCACACACTGTCTTCTTGTAACCCGACAGGATCAGGCATTTTAAAATATCCGGCATCATACATTATTGTTTTTTTCTATTTTTTCTAGCTGAGACTACTCTTAAATTACCCTTTGTATTATTTCTAGGATTACCGTCCTTATGGTCTATATGTTTACCATCACCCTTTTTAACCCTTTTCTTACGTTCTGCTTCACGCCTATTCTTATTTCTTTTCGCACGTTCTTTTTTCATGCGTTTACTTTTATGGTATTTTTTGTAGTCTCCTTTTTTATATGCCACTACAATTGCCTTTACTGTAGGCCGTGTTCTTTTGGTGGAAGCAGCATGATGCCCTGTGGAGCAGATACTTCTACCTTATCTGTTTTTTGAATACCAATACGATCCAGCATCTCTTTAGCTGCATTTAGTCTATGTTGGTTGCCCAATTCAGCAGGATGATCTAGTACATTGATTAAAGCATTAGCTGCCTTTGGCGCATTCACTGCAAGATACTCTTTTGTAAGTTCAAGAATTTCATCTTTCAATGAACGTACAATCTCTGAAGTACTTGAAGCTTCACTATAGCCAGACAATACTTTAGCTTTAGATGAATCTCCTCCAGCTTCATCGAACAATACCTGTAGAAACGTATTTTGTTTTGTGGTTAATTCTCTCATTTTCTAAAGCTTCTATCTCCAAACCACCATGCTACAGCAGTTGTAGTCAGGAACATGATCTGGTTTGATAAATCAAATACAAGTGCTTTATCGTCATTTGCTTGCCAAAAGATATATACGACAAAGCCCAATAATACAAACGTAAGAACTGGACGTACAAAACGAAGAATAGAGGCTATCGTAACAGATGCAGGTCCATATGAAGCATCATGTGCATAGGAAGCTGTCTTCATAGCTGCATTTGTTTCCATACGTGCAATGGCTTCTTCACTTTCAAGCTCCTCTTTTCTAGAGGAGATTTGCAATTCCTGTAATTTGTATTCTTGATCGAACTCCAAAGACATCTGTTTTATTTTTTGCCTAGTTTCAAAATAACGACCTACAGTACCAATTAAACTACCTATAATACCAGTAGCACCGCCAGTTAATACTGAAGCTATCATATCAAACATATAATTCTCCTTACCACGTTGCAGAGTACTTACGATTGTCTACATGTACAAAGCTTTTATAATTTACTCCCACACCTTTAAATCCAGCAAATTCTGCTGCTTTAATTACTTCTTCTTTAGTTAAACCCCTTAATGAAATGTCAAATGCCGTAGAGGGACTTTGTTTCGTTGACCTATGTTGACTTTTTGGTGAACCCCCTACTCGCACATTATGCAAAGGACAACGTGCTGCACTATTTATAATCATTGGTTTTTGTAAAATATCTCTTAGTTTTTGTAATTTATTTATAGCTTCATCTTGTACATATCTTGTCTTACAACCGCACTTACATTCTAGTTCAGACCATTTAAAAGATACACTTGCTTGCATTACTTTAACCAAAGATAGCCATTTTAATTCCCATAGCCAGTTGAGCAAGAATAAGAAGTCCAACGGCCCATAAAATCTTATTTACACCATCTACTGATTTCTGAATGTGATAAAGATCATTTGTCTTTATGACATCTATCTTTTCAGCCAGTAGCTTCAATTCACCACGAATCTGTACAATATCGATTTCATTCTTTCGCTCGATATCGTTCATTTTTTATGTGCCTTGCTATTTCTCCTAGCAGGGGATTTCTTTCTCTTTTTAACTGGTGTACCTACAGCAATCATAATGGATGCTCCACCGCCAGCTTTGTCCTTTTTATCACTTACATATTTACCGCCATATTCTTTAGCGGCAGCTTTTGCATTTTGCTCTCCCTTTTTTGTGTAAGGAAAATGTACTGTAGGCATATTACGTACTCCTTATATTTTTTATACCGTGTTAAAAATAAACATTCCAAATATGATATTTAATAATTATATAAATAAATCCCACAAAAAAGATTGCCATACCAATTTCGTGTAGTCTTCTATTAGCAGAAATTATTAATGGTAACATAGTAATAAGCATAATAACTCTACCTAATACTTTAACAGAATAATACTCTTCAGCGTAGAATACAAAAAAATTACCAAGAAGACATACTTGTAAAGTCCATGCCAGACCTAATATAATTCTATGATATTTGTAATAGTATTCTTTAAGGTCAATTGCCTTTACATAATCAGTCGTATTATGTGGTGTAATTACTTCACAGATCATAAACATAAGCATTGGAACTGCTAAAAATAATAAATATGTAAATAAATTCCAATCGCTATTAGGAAAAAAGTTTAAATTATTTAAGGGATAACAAGTCCACCAAAACAATAGCATAGTAAAAAAAGTTATAAAACAGAATATTGTATGAGGCCAATAAAATTTAACTTGTATTTTATTTGCTACTAATGCTGTTATATTAGTCATTAGATTTACAAAAGCTAGTCCTAGTATTAAAAATGCAACTGGTGCTATGTGTGCAAAAACCATATTACTGGGGTAGTACTATTTTACATCGATGCCGTGAAGCTGTTGATTTTTAATCCAGCTTCCTTTGCAATCTTTGGGTGTATGGATAATCACCAATGGTTCTGTAGTTTTCATCGTTGCTTTCCTTTCGTTCTATGCGGCCAAGGACTACGGGGTAGTTTATCTACCGTTCCTTACTTAGTGCTAAACTGGGTACGTTAGGGTGTACAACTTCACAATTTAACAAACCGCATCAATCCTTCACCTTGGTAATGCTCACACTAAATCTTCTACTTCCTAACTTTATTTCTGTAACAAGTGGCTCATCTTCTTCGAGATCATTTTCGCACCAAAAATCAGACCAATATGCATCTTCCGAATCAGGGTCATAAGGGTCATACCCGTACATCCGCATGTCTCTTTCAACCTGCTGTGCTAGAGGTAGTTTTTTAGCTAGTGAAATTATGTTTTCCATCAATCCCTTTACCTTCCAACTTGATGTTTAGAGGTCATCCTCCGGCAGGTTAAATCTTATTTGA